CCGGCGCGGATGGAGAGGTTGCCGTTGCAAGGCAGAATGACGAACGCGGAAACATTGTAGTCACATTGCTGCAAACCAGCTTGGCCAATCAAATCCTTTCGACATTGCACCAAGGATACGAGAACAGAAGCGCTGAAGCTTTTTTCCCGGTCATGGTGAAGAATGTTGCCGGCAATGATGTTTATTCAGCGGCAGATTGCCATATAAGAAAACCGGCAGATTCTGCTTTCTCGAAAGGCATTGAAACCCGCGAATGGACAATCCGTTGCGCGAAACTAAAAATGGTTTCATCTGGGGTATAAGCCTTGACAAAACAGTATGATCCCAAAAATGTATCGCTGATTTTCGGCGGCTTCACATTATCCGGATATGCGGACGGAACCTTTATTACTGTCAACCGACTTAATGATTCCTTTCGGGATATCATTGGCTGTGACGGTGAAGTAGGCAGGCTAAAAACATTAGACGGACGCGGTGACATTGGGGTTACACTTTTAAAAACTTCGGGCGCAAACCTTTTCATGAGTAGCATTTCCAATGGGGATGAGATTCTTGCAAAGGGTTTGCTGCCCTCTTTTATCAAAGATACGAACGGGAGAAATGTTTATAGCGCATCGGAAAGTTGGATTCTTAAGCCTGGCCAAATGACTTACTCTAAAAGTATTGACGTTGTGGTGTGGGTAATCCGATGTAAACATTTAATTATGTTCACAGGGGGATAGGATATGATCAAGGAAATAGCAGTCACAATTGGGGAACAAGAATTTCGCATTCAGCAAATGTCAGCTACCAAGGGAACAAAGTATTTCATTAAAATGGCAAAAATTTTCTCAGGTGTTGCCAAAGGCGCAAAAGGGAAAAAACTCGAAGAAATAATGAATATTGATATATCGGGCGTTGTCGAGGGACTTTTTGCCGGGATTGATGAAGAGGGAACCTTTGCCCTTATCAGCGGATTGATAAAACATGGCGTTGTCTTCCCCGCAAGTTTCAACATGGATATTCACTTCATCGGGAAATATGACGAAATGTTCCAACTTGTTTTCGAGATCCTAAAGTTGAACTATGAGGAATCTTTCAAGAATTTGAAAAAAAAAGTGGAAGCGATTCAAGGAGCCAAGGGCAAATTGGCAGCGGTGAATTAACAAACGAGCAATTTTCCGAAAGGTTTGAATGGATGATTCACAGACTCTATTTAGAAATTCCATCATGCAGCCTTTTGGATTTGCAAACCAATTATTCATTCGGGGACATGCTCTTTATGAATGACGCTTTGGAAATCAAACGTGATGCCGAAAAAGAAGAAGCGAACCGAGTCAAGGCGGAAATGAAAAATGGTAATTAAGGATTTGTTTGCAAAAATTGGTATTGATTTCGATGAAAAGGAAGTCCAAACCTTTGAGCAAAGCATTATATCATCTTTCAATAATATTCAAAGAAGCATTCAAGAAGTGTCAGACAGGCAAACAATTTGGGGAAGAATCTTGGAGGGCATCAAAGGGTTAACCGCGTTGACATTAGGTATTCATATAGCGAGGTTAACCATTCTGAATAAAAAGTTTGTTTTCTTCTTTGCAAGCATTCTAAAACTTAGAGCCACCTACCAATTTATTTTGCCACTAATAAGGAAAACTATTTTCGCCTTAAATAAAGTTGAAATCTTGGGGGTAAAATTAGGGAATGTTTTTCTAAGATTTGCGCTGACACTTGTCGATTTAAAACGTGCGCTTTTTGGCGTTATTGCTGCATTTATTTCCTTAAAAATATTAGGCGCAGTCAAAAACATGATATTCGGAACTGCGCAAGTTGTGTCCAATCTCCAGGATATTGACAACAGATTGATCGCGTTGGCGAATAGTCCGCAACTGAAAACGCTTGTCATGCGGTTTAGAGCCATAAGCGAAACATCAAAAGGTTGGTTCTCTGAATTAGATTTCAAAAAAGCAGCAACAAGATTTTTAGAACTAGGCGGCAAGGCTTCATTGTTTAATAGAATTATTGAGGGTGCTGCCAAAAAAGCGATAGTTACCCGGCAAAGCCTCACGGCAGTTATTGAGTCCATCATGAGGGCAATGCAGTTTGGAGATTTGAGCGCATTGTTCAGGGCAAGATTAATGCCAAGATCAGAAGCCCTTGCAATGATAGAGTGAATGCAAGGAATGTCAAAAGCCGCAAGAAAATTAATTGCGCAGCAAGTTGTATTTAGTAAAGTGTTGAAATTGAATTCCAGAGAACAATTGTCCTATTCAAAAACTGTGGATTCGATTTCTGGAAGTTTGACAAGGTTGGGCGCACAATGGCTTAGACTGAAGAAAAGCATTGGCGATATATTTAAAGAGCTATTTTTCGGTGCAACTGTATTGGCAAGCATTTTAAAGACATTACAAGATAGTCAATTCCTTAATTCTTTGCTCAAGTTTTTCATTGTGTCCGGTGTTATCATTTCTTTTACTGTTGCCATTATTGCCTTAACCAAGGCGTTATTATTCTTAAATGTTGTCTTTGGTATCACATCTATACTATCCGCAACCTTTTTGTCTTTCCTTACGCTTGGAGCGATAAAGCTTATTATAATTGTTAGCGCAGTTATAACGTTGATTCTGGTTTTGGAGGATTTATATGTTGCATTAATTGGCGGAGAATCGGTTTTTGCAAAAGCATTCGATAGTTTCTTGAAAAAATTTCCCTTGGTCGATCAAAGGATTAATGAATTTCGTGGCTCTTGGGATAGCTTTGTTGCTTGGGCAAAATTTGCTTTTGATGCTCCATTTAAGGTGTTGGAAGACAATATTAATTACCTTTTGCAATCGAGAACAGGGTTAAATAAAAATTTCTTCAAAGAGATTCTGACCTCTTTTAAACAATTTGGGGGTTTTCTTGTTGATGTAATACGCGATCCGTTCAAGCAAGTTGATATACTCGTAAAGGGACTAATTTTCACTTTACATGATAATATGATGGCTCTTTTCGATCCAATTGTGAACGCGCTAGAGAAGCAATTTGCCCGGATAAAGGATATTTTCAAGGAAAATATAATTGAGCCAATAAATAACTTCAGCGAATTCATTAAAGCCAAACTTGGCATCAATCTAACCAGGACAGAACAAGCTTCCGTTTCGCCCGTTACAGAAACAATCATGCCGATAATACAGGGCATTCAACAAACCAGCCAGGCCGCCCAAAATGTAGCGCAAAAAGCCAGCCCAAATGTTGATGCCAGAAGTGCCAACAACACCATAGCGCCGTCATTAAGAATTGGTGATATCAATATAAATAATGTAGAGGGCAGCCCGGAAGACGTTGGCAATGCAGTTGCGGAAAAAATCAGGGAGGAATGGGACAATATGGTTTATGAAACGCAGACCGCTTTCCCACAGGTAGCAGGATAATATGGGGTTCTTTGGAAGTAAGCTAGTCATAAAGACAGCAGATGCCGCTATTGAAGTTGAACCGGACGTTTCCGTTACCGAATCTCATGTTAGGCAGGCGCAGGTAACGGAACACCCAGTTGAGGACGGCTCAGTAATTGGCGACCATAAAATATACAAGCCCAAGGTTATTAGTCTGACCGCTGTTATATCTGATACTCCATTGGGCCTTTTGCAACTAGTAGCGCAGGTTTTCCAAAATCCTTTCGCAACAAAGACGGTATCGCAAAAAGGTTGGGACAATTTAAATAAGATGTATTCGGAAGATGAGCCAATTGAAATTATCACCGGCTTGGAGTCCTATACAAATATGCATATCGAAAACCTGGTTGCCAATCGCAACGCCAATACAACCGGTGGCGTATCCTTTAGGGCGCGGTTCAAGGAAATAAAGGTTGTGGAAACCAAAACGACAAGCTTTGGTGTGCGGACACTTGGCGGATTAAATGCAGCCGCAACACAAAGCACAGGTATTCAGGCGGCAAAGGAAATCAGCTTGCTTACTAAAATACTTAGTTTGGTGGGGTTATAATGGCTCTTCTGCAAATACCAACCCGGGTAGACCTTAAGTCCTATGAAATGTTTGTCACGCTTGATGGCATAGAATACCAGCTGAAGTTTGAATATAACTTCCGCGATGGCTTTTGGTATATGTCAATCATTGATTTGGTCTATGGCCAAAAGCTCGTTCATGGGAATGTCCTCTTTGATCAATTTAAACACCTTGACAATTTTCCCCAAGGGGATTTTGTCGTGGCAGATAAGTCCGGTCTTGAACGGGATCCGGACATTGAAACCTTTGGCGATACCGTAATCCTTGCATACGATGAGGCCTTGTAAATGGCGAAAAAGCTATTTAATCGGCAGGTGACTCTTTCAGTTGAAGAGACTGAAATTGACAAACTGCGAATCAGCTTCGACATAACGAAGACGCTTTTCTCTGAACCTAATCAAGCCAGGATCACGGTGTTCAATCTTGCGGAAGCCACAAGAAATAGCATTAACCAGGCAACAATCATTGGGGAACAAAAAGAGGGAAGCCCTGTTCTCTTGGTTGCCGGCTATGAAAACTTAACCGAGGAACTTTACCGAGGCGAAGTAATCAAGGTGTTGCATAAAAAGGAAAGCGTTGATTGGCAAACAACTATAAATGCCGGGGACGGGTATTCGAGCATTGCCACGACAATAGTTGAGAAGAGTTGGAAAAGCGGTGTACGACTAAATCAGGTTGCCAATTTTGTAATTTCGGAAATGGGTGTTGGGAAAAATGACACTTCCACGGTTGCCAGCGATTTGCTGCAAAAAAAAATGGACAAAGGATATAACGCCAGCGGATCGGCAGCAAAAGTGCTTGATAATATCAGCAAGCTTGTTGGCGGCTCTTGGTCAATCCAAGATGATAAACTAATCATTCTGAAAAATAGGACCGCAGCAACCTTGTCCGCAATCGTTATAAATCAGGAAACGGGCATGGTCCAAACACCGATACGAACCGAGCGCGGGATAAACTTCACCTCGTTATTGAATCCAAAGATTAAGCCCGGAAGCTTCATAAAATTAGAATCCAAGAATATAAGCGAAACATCATTGGTTGTCCAGAAGGTACGCTATACCGGCGACAATTGGGGAACTCAATTTTATTGCGAAGTGGAAGCGTTGAAACTAGCATGAGCCAAGACGGAATAACATCTTTGCCACAGGCAATTAAGAACGCACTGGAAAGCAGACTTGTCGATCTCCATACAGCCATGCCCGGCCTAATCGTAAAGTACGACTCGGACAAGCAAATTGCCGATGTTCAACCCCTGATTAAACGAGTTTACTTTGATGGACGCGATGCCCAGAATCTTTCCATCATTTCCGAGGTGCCAGTAATTCACCCGCGGACGGCAAACACTTATATCCATTTCCCGATAAAACCAGGCGATAAAGTGCTATTGGTCTTTAATGAACGGTCAATTGACAAATATCTCCTATCTGGGAATATCAGCGATCCGGAAGAAATCAGGAAGCATGATCTAAAAGATGCCGTAGCGATACCGGGATTTTTTGCCGAGGCCGGCGCTTTCTCTCCTGATAATCCGAACAACTTAGAGATTGCCCATTTTACAAATAGGGTTTCTCTTAGCGAAACCGGGATAAAATTAAAGGACAAGTTGGGCGCTACGCTAAACCTGGACTCTGGAAAGGCTGCTCTCGGGAAAAGCCCAGTTGAAATCCTTGATAAACTGGCAACAACCCTGGCACATCTTGATAGCACATTGGCGGCAGACATAGCGCAGGCACATCTCGGCAATCTTGGATATGCTACATCTCCGCCTATTAATGTTGCGGTATACACAGCAGTAAAGGCTGCAGCGACCGCAACAAAAGGCTTAGTGAACAGCATAAAGGGATCACTATAATGGCAATGGCTTATCTTGACCTAGCGGATGAAGTTGCGGCAGCCGCCGGATACCCGGAAGCAAGCGACAAGGTAAAAGCTTTTTCCAAAGGTGTTGTGGACGGAATAAAATTAGGTGTTGCCTCGTTCAACGCCGGCGTTCCAACACCGCACGTAATCACGGGGATCATTCCGGCGACCATGGCGGGAATCATAAAAACCGAGGCGGGATACCCTAGCGTTACCAGCCAGTTGCTAGGCTTCTGCAGCGCAGTTGCTACCCATATAATGACACCGGCATTTGGAATTGTCACATATGTTGGGCCACCGCCGCCAGCCGTGCCAAATTATTTTCAAGACGGCACAATCGCAGGTTTGTCCGGCTCTGTCCTGGCGGCGCTCATGGCAACAAATATGGGTTTCGGATCTCCGAGCAGCGAACTAGACGGCTTTGCTTCTGCCATTGCCAACCATGTGGTTAATAATGCCGAGGTACTTAGCGGGGTGATTTCATGAGTGACTTAAAATTGACCGATTCCGGCGACTTAGATTTTGATGCCGGCGGGGAACAAGACATTCAGCTTGTGACTGACTATAAAGAGGTATTAGCCCAACGGCTTCGCATTCGCTACCGAAGCTTTAAGAATGATTGGTTCTTGAACCTTGATGACGGTCTGCCTTATTTTAAGGAAATCTTAAAGAAGAATCCCAATTCAACCATTATCGAAGCCCTGTACAAAAGCGAAACTTTAAGTTGCCCTGGTGTACTTGGCCTAAATAAATTTGAAATGAATTTGGATAATGAGCAAAGGCAGCTTACAATAGAAATAGAGGCGCAAACTTCCGAGGGTGCAATACCGGTTGTTGTGCCTGTGCCATTATAGGGGGAGAAATTGGCTTACGGTGTAACAGACGATGGATTCGTCAAAAAAGACCTAAACACAATCCGCAGCGAAATAAACACCGATGGGCAAGACCAGTTTGGCCAGGATCTAAACATTGACGATGACAGCGGTTGGTCTGTCCTTAATGGTATCTTCTCGGATCGCCTGGAGGAACTATGGGATCTTGCCCAAGCCGTCTACAATGCGCTTTACCCGGATACCGCAAGTGGGATTGCTCTGGACAACGTAGTTGCGCTTACCGGGATTACGCGGCTTCTCGCAACGAAATCAATCGTTCCGGTAAACATAATAGGCACGTTGGCAACAAGCGTTCCCGCAACGTTCGTGGCTTCAGTCGAGGGCAATCCGGACGCAAGGTTTGTCCCGGTTTCCACAGGGGTAATTGGCGCAGGCACAAACGCGAAACAGAAAACTACCTTTTCTTCAACACCCGATTCCGGGCAATTCACCTATATCTTTGAGAGCGAGGAAACCGCCGCGATAAATTGGGACGACTCCCTTGTAACAATCAAGGCAAAATTGCAGGCGCTTTCTACTATAGAGGAAATAACCATTACCGGATCTTTCGC